AAGTAAGGTTCAATATCCTCATAATAATCACCATTGTTAAATATATCCACTAAATTCTTTGCCCTTTGTAAACTCATATCGTATAAATATCTAAAAAACAAAAAAGGTGTCCCAAATGAAACACCTTCTCTTCGATGATACGCAAATATTATCTTCTATAATATTTATTTACAATTTTCTTAACCGACTCTTGAACATTGGTTTGATTCTGTGTGGTATTAGCACCTTGTTGAGTCTGAGGTTGAGGTTGTTGTGCTTGTTGTTTGTTTTTGCATCCGCAGCCCATAACTTAATATTTTAATTGGTTTATTTACTTATAAATATCTTATAAAATAAGATTAATCTACAATATTGAATAATCAATTCTTTTTATTGAATATTTATAACATATGTCAACAAAAAACTTCATAAAAGATTTCCTTTTGGAACAAGACGACAATCTCGTTACAATATCTCCCGATCAATATTTGGATACACTTGATAGTGTTGGTGGAATTGCATCAAGAGTTGCAGCGTTAAAACCATTTAAAGGTAAGGGTATTGTTATTGATGGAGATTTAAATCTTAGAGAATTCAAGGAAGTCGGACCATTGACCGGTATTGTCAGAGTTAAAGGTAGATTAGATATTTCAAATACAAACGTCCCATCATTAGACGGGATCACCGTAGATGGACATGTTAGTAATCATAATTCTACTATGTATATTAACAAATTGAAAAGTGAAAAAAACCAAAAACTTTCCAAATTAGCACAATACAGAAGAGATAATGAATGGAACGTAGAGAATGGTGAAGATGAATCTGAAAGAACCGAAGCCCTTTATGATTATTTATACGAAGAAGGTATTCCTGATAGGATAAACTATGATGATGGTAGCGAAAATGAAGAAGATAAGTATTTCATTTATCCAAACGGAAAAGGAAGTTATGGTGTCGGAAAACAATATATGTGGATAGGTGGTGATTCATTAATCCCAACTTATTATGATGTTTATACTAATAATGAATTAGATATTGCGGCATTAAGATATGTTGAAAATTTGGTTGATGACGTTGGGATGAATGCGTTTTCATCTTGGGTTTGGGAAGATAGTATTGATAATGATAAGTGGAAAGAATGGTTAATTGATTTCTACGAAGAAACGGTATATGAAGATCCTGAAGGATATGAAGTTGAAAAAGAATTATCCGGAAATCAATATCAACAAGTAAGACAAATGGAATTAACAATCCAAGGACTGAATAAAAAATTACAAGATGTTAATTTATCCGATCAAGATCGAGAGGTAATAGAAACAAAAATTGATGGGTTAGACCAAACTATAGAGGAAATTAAAGACGATCCTGAAGGTGATTACGATGAAGATTCAGTAAGAAATATTGCCGAGTCTATGGCTAGTGAATATGATAATGATATAATGGGTTTTATTGAACATTATGGTTTTGATAAAAAATTCTTTATGGAGTTTGTTGATTTAGAGGAGGTTACAGAAACGGTGGTAAATAGTGATGGGTACGGTCGATTATTATCGTCAAGTGGTGAAGATGCATTTGAAGCGAATATAAATGACACATGGTATTATGTGATTCCATTAGACTAAAACTTTATTTGTTAACACCTTTGCCCTACTTTTCAACTATACGATGGCGAAGAAAAAGAAAATAGAATTTTTAATGAACACCGATTGGATGTTTGAAAAACCTATTGATAGAGAATATAAAGAATACAAATTACTTTCTTATTTTCAAAAAATGGGAGACAAACTGGATCGTTTAGAATTATATCCAGGGTTCATAGAATTATCATTACATTTAATGAATGTCCAAGCTCTTATGAGGGACAAGAAGATTGTTTATACCGATAAAAAGTTAAACAATATTGACGATGAAATTATGGTTAAAGACCTTAAGGTTAGACCATTACCTGAGATGACAACAGAAGAAATGATGGAGTTCAGAGATATCCTATCATTCTCAGCACCAAGAATAATGGAATACTTCAACGTTGCAAAATCAGTATGGACGATTGTATTCGATTCTTTGGATATGAAACTTAAAAGAAATAAGAAGAACATTCTTCACCCAAAAGGTTACTTCTTTTATACCGAAACGGAAAGTAAAAAAACTCACGTTTGGGAATATCAAATCAAAAAAGAAACAAAAACCAACCCCCAACGTATGACGAATATAAATTTAATTTATTCTGATGAGTTAGGTGAGTTGACGATCCCAAAAATAATTACTACATTTTCTACGTATGATAGTAAGGACAAGCGAATGGGTCCGGTGTTTCAGATGTCATCAAATGGAATTTTTCCAATAGACGAAACTCTTTTACCTTTATTCAAACGTAGAATTGCCGGACTTATCTCACAAACAAAAATTCAAACAGAAAACCAAGAAACCGAATAAGATGAGTTTTAATAAGAGAATACTTAAGAAAGAAAATATTTTACGTAATCTCAATAATCTTTTCACCTATTTAAGCGCCGATGCGGTTATCTGCACCGACGATTTTTCACGCAAAGTTTATAGGATGTATAATGAAGGTTTTACCGAAGAAGAAATAATAAATATAATAAATAAAATGAAATGAAGATTAAATTGGAATATGTTTGGTTAGACGGATATAAACCTGAACCTAACCTAAGAAGTAAAGTTAAGATTGTTGATTATGAATCTGTTAAGAATGCGTTTCTTGATGGAAATTTTCCTATGTGGAACTTTGATGGTTCATCTACAAATCAGGCACAGACAGGAAACTCTGATCGTTTGTTAAAACCTGTTAGACATTACGCTCCACCTAATTTTTTAAATGGTAATGATCCCGTATATGTTTTATGTGAGGTGTTGAATCCAGATGGAACACCACACGAATCAAATAAAAGATCAAGTATTGGTGAAGGTTTTGAAGATCTTTGGTTTGGTTTTGAACAAGAGTATTTCATTCGTGAAGAAGTGAATGGAAACATTTTGGGTCATAAGAGAAACATACTTAAAGGTCAAGGTGAATACTATTGTGGTGTAGGTCACAATGTTGTTGGTCGTAAGTTTGTTGAGGAACATTTGGATATGTGTTTAAATTATGGAATTAACATTACAGGAACAAATGCTGAGGTTGCGTTAGGTCAGTGGGAATATCAAGTATTTTCACAAGGTAAACTACAAGGTGGGGATGACCTTTGGATGACAAGATACTTCTTATTAAAGATTGCTGAGAAATATGGTTACCACATTGAACTTCACCCAAAACCAATCACACACGGTGAGTGGAATGGGTCAGGACTTCACACCAACTTTTCAACTGATATGATGAGATTTGATGGAAACGAAGAATATTTTATGGCATTATTCAATGCATTTGAATCAAGACATGAGGACCACATCAAAGCTTACGGATCAAACAATAATCTACGTTTGACTGGTGAATACGAAACTCAAGCAATTGATAAATTCAGTTGGGGTGTTTCAGATCGTGGAGCATCAATTAGAGTTCCACAGGACACCGCAAAAGAATGGAAAGGATATGTTGAAGACCGTAGACCAGGTTCAAATGCCGATCCATATAAAATCATTCGTGAGATTGTTAATTCACTTGATGTTACACAACAAATATATGAAACAAAACATATGATGACCTCATTTGTTGATATGGATGGTCTTACCGTAAAATACGGAACAATATCTAATGAAGAATTATTAAAAGAATATAGAGAGGAATAATGGATAAAGAATGTATATGTGGTGGTACCGGACCTTGTCAGTGTCCACCAATTAAAATAGAACAAGTAAACCACCCAAAACATTACGGAGGTGAAAATAATCCTTACGAGGCGATCAAAGTAATTGACGCTTGGGAATTAGGGTTTAGTTTAGGAAACACAGTAAAATATATAAGTCGTGCAGGAAAAAAAGGAAAAGACAAGGAACTCGAGGATCTCAGAAAAGCCCTCTGGTACCTCGAACACCACATCAAAACAATCGAAAAAGACAGGTCTTGATACAGAGATTACAGTATTAGATGCGATCACAACACCAAACGAATTAATCCGTGAAACTCTCATTAATTTTATGTGGGGGTTTCTTGGAAATTCAATTGTAGTGTTTGCCGCAAAAGAACTGGACTTTTTAGTTTTGATTAACTATATTGTTTATTACATTTTAATTTCGTATATTGTGAATAGGAAGAAATACGAAACTATGTTAGGTAAGTTTATAGTTCTTCCTGGATCTGCTGCGATCGGGGCATTTACGGGATATAAGTTGGCACAATTAATTACTAAAATAATTTAAGTATGGAAGAAGAATGGAACCCAAATGAAAATCAAGGTAGGTCAAAAGAACATGTTGAGCGAAACTATATGTCATTTAAAATACTTGCTTGGTTCGGATCAGTGTTAATAATAGTATTAGTAACTAGTTTAATCGTAAAATATATTGCAAAATGAAATACTATAAAATTACAGTAGGTGGTAAAGGGGCTGAGGTCTACCCATTCCAATTAAACACAGAACAATATGAAACTCTACGTGATGGTGGGGTTGAACAGGATGAGTTGGACCACGATCAGATATGTGAAATCTTAGGTGTTGATACATTCTTTGATTCACCAAACGAATCTATCATGGGACCATATCCTGAGGCATTCTTTGTGAGAGTTGAAGACGAGGAAGGTAATGTTGTTTATCAAAGTGAGGAATTTGATAATGATAAAAGTGATTACGAAGAACAATATTGTGGTGAGGTTGCATACCTAATCATTGAGGATTATTGTAAGGGTGAACACCTCGTTTATGATATCCCATTAGAGGAGGACTTTGAAATCGAGAAATTAAGATTCAAAGTTGATGACATTGGTTGTCGTGTGGAAATTGTGAGTGGGATCTTATATGACGAAAAAGAATACAATATATATAAATCATTTGGTGATACATCCAGTAAAGGATACTATTACCATTTAACAGCAGGAATTTAAATAATGATAGAAACAGGAAAAATTATTAACGGAGATTGTATTGAGGTGATGAAGACATTACCTGAGGGTAGTGTTGATTTAATCGTCACGTCACCACCATACGGAGTAGGGATCGATTACGATGTCCACGAAGATGATATGGAGTTTAGAGATTACGAAGGGTTTGCTAAAGATTGGTTGAGTGAATCATATCGTGTAATGAAAGACGATGGTCGTATTGCTTTGAACATCCCATATGAAATTAACAGACAGAAAAAAGGTGGTCGTATCTTCTTTGTATCTGAGATGTGGCAGATCATGAAACAAATTGGATTTGGGTTCTTCGGTATTGTGGATTTAGAAGAACAATCACCACACAGAAGTAAGACCACAGCTTGGGGTTCTTGGATGAGCCCGAGTTCACCATATATTTATAATCCTAAGGAGTGTGTAATTTTGGCATACAAAAAACAACACATCAAAAAAATCAAAGGTCAACCACAATGGACTGGCGAATTAACTGAAATTGAAAATGAAGATGGTTCAAAAAGGAACAAAATGGTCTATGACGAGAATGATAAAAAAGAATTTATGGAACTTGTGTTTGGCCAGTGGAATTACTTTGCAGATACTAAATCACTCACCAAGGCAACTTTCTCGATGGACATACCAACCAAAGCGATCAAGATATTGTCCTACAAAAACGATGTAATATTAGATCCATTCGCAGGGTCAGGAACTAGTTTGGTTGCCGCTGAAATATTAGACAGACGTTGGTTAGGGATAGAACTTTCACCAAATTATGCTGAAGTTGCAAGAGGTAGAGTACAAGCATTCGTTGATGAGAAAACGAAAGTTAAAGTTGAAGATCAACAAGATCACCCTCTTTAATATCGTATTTTTTACAATCACCACCTGGTAATTCTAAGATCATATCACCATCACCCTCATAATTCTCACATTTATCTGAGAAACAAGGTTTACAGTTGTGATGAATGTTTGTGATCTGATTACCATCAATAAAAATGATATCCAAATGAACTACACAATTTTTCATCCAAAAGGAGTGTGGTTCATTTTTCATTAAAAATAACATACCATCAAAAGTTTTATCAAACTTTTTACCCATCATGCCATTTTGGGTGTCTTTAGATGTTATTGCAGTTTTAACATTGAAAAGGTTATCATTTATTTTTACTTTCATATTTATAAATATCTATGAGAAAGTTTAGAAAGAGCGCTGGTGTAATAATTAAACATGGTGATGAGGTTTTATTATGTAAAAGATCACCTGAAGAGTCATTACCAAACCATTGGTCTATACCTGCCGGTGGTATAGAAAGTGGTGAATCACCAGGTCAGGCTGCAATCAGAGAAGTCTTTGAAGAAACAAATATTAAATTATCAACCGATTTAGATTTGGTTGGAATGGTTGACACAAAGAATAACGAAGGATCAAAAGTGGGAATGATGTTTGTGTTTTTACAAGAAACCAAAGACAAAAAAGAACCAAATTTAGATAAGGCATCACACGGAAAAGAACACACCTCTTGTAAATACTTCAAGAGAGAGGACCTACCAAAACAAAAAAGAACCGAAGAACTAAGAAATATTATCAAAAAAATATTGAAATAGTTTTTTTCAATCCGAAAGTTTTCTTATCTTTGTTGAAATAAATCACAGATGATAAAGACAACCTTCAACCACACGATTAGAATTATGAATGAAAAGTTCGGGGCATTACTTACCGAATCTTTTGTTGACCCAATCCAATTCAAAATATTCTTGAAGATGGTTGACGGAGCGTTGAACTTGGGTGAAGACCTATCTTACTTTGATGGTAATACATTTTTGGTTCACATCCCAAACAAAATCTTAAAGGAATCTATTATCTTAACTAATGTTAGTGAGATCAACGTAGTAGAACAAGTTAGAAACAAAATTGAAACTTTAGTATGATGAAATTATTTGTAAGTATTTTAGCCCTCGTCGTTTTGAGTTCTTGTGTTAAACAAGAGCCTAAACCTCAACAACCAATCGCACCACAACCTATTATAACTGATCCACAACCGGTCGATAGTACCTTATCATTTGCTGGTCAAACTTGGGTAGTGACAAAGGTCTTAAACACGGACATGATGTACGAGAATCGATCAGACACTTTGGTGTTCATTGATGTCGACGACTACACCTTCAATGGAGTTCCGAGTAAGTACAATCTTGGT